TTTGTAATACCAAGACACAATTGGAGCTCCGGTAGCGAATATAGTGGTTATGATGACAACTATACTACAATACCATCAAATACTTATTATGTTCTTACTGAAGATAATCATGTTTATATTTGTTTACAACAAAGTAAAAGCGGAACTGGTGCTAATAATAAATCAACAGTTAAACCTACTGGCACATCACCAAAACCATTTAAAACTTCAGATGGATACACTTGGAGATTCTTATATGCAATATCTGGTGCTGAGACTGCTGCATTCTTAACGGCTAACTTTATTCCAATTAAATTTGTAACTACTACTAGCGATGCATTTGAAATACAACAAAAAGCTGCGCAAGACTCTGCTGATGCAGGTAGAATACCAAACATTGTAGTAGAGAATCAAGGGTCAGGGTATACAGGCACTCCTACTGTTACAATAACAGGAAACGGCGGCGCTATAGGCGATAGTGCACAAGCAACTGCATTTGTATCAAGCAACAAGATTGTTAAGATTGATATGCTGAATGAAAGTGCAGGTTCTGGAAATAATTTTGTAAATGCAACAGTTACAATTTCTGGAGGAGGCGGAAGCGGTGCAACAGCAAGAGCAGTGGTTGGTCCTCTTAATGGAATTGGTGCAGATCCAAGAGATGAGTTGAAAGCTACATCACTGATGTTTAATTCTAAACCAGCTGGAACGGAAAATGGAAACTTCTTAACAGGAACTAATCAAGATTATAGACAAGTAATGTTGATTAGAAATCCACGTACTGACTCAGCTGGGCCAACTGGAACAATTCTTACTGCAACTACTGCTAAAGCTTTAAAATATCTAATAGCAGATTCAGCTTTTGCAAGTCAATTACAAGCTGACGAATTAATGACAAACAACGGAACGCCTCCAGCCAAAGCATATTTTAACGAATTTGTAAATCATACTGCAGCTGGTGCAAAGATATATTATCATCAAACTGACAGTACTGGTTATACACCGTTTTCAGTAGGAAACACTCTTACAGATGAAGCAGGTCAAACTGGTACAATTGCTGTAGTTGCAGATTCAAATGAGTTATACATTAACACTTCTGGAGAAGTTTTATATATAGAGAATAGAGCACCAGTTATTAGAACTAGTTCTCAAACAGAAGATATTAAAGTAGTAGTTACACTATAATAGGATATTAATATGGCGACAACATTTACAAAGACTAGCTTATCGACAACTTATAAAGATGATTTTCGTGATAGTGATAACTATCATAGAATATTATTTAATTCAGGTGTAGGATTACAAGCAAGAGAATTAACACAACTCCAAACTATATTGCAAAGACAAATATCAAGATTCGGTAATAATGTGTTTAAAGAAGGAGCAGTTGTAAAACCTGGTGGCGTAAATATAAATCCAAAATATGAATTCATTAAGTTAGATGAAACTAGTCACAGTTTGCCAGAGGTTTTAACTCTTGTAGGTAAAACTGTAACTGGTCAAACATCAACTGTTATTGCAACTATCATAGAAGCAGTGGCAGCAGCTGGCAGTGATCCAGCTACACTTTATGTAAAATATGTAAATACTAAAGATGCACAAGCTTCAGGCGATACTACCACAACAAAAAGAATGGCTTCAGAGGAATTGATGAATATTTCTGGCGGTGGTGTTTTAAAGGTTAAACAAGCAACATCGAGTGATCCTAATGTTGTCGGTGCAGGTACTCAAATTACGATACGCAGTGGTGTTTATTACGCACGTGGAAATTTTGTATTTACTCAAGATCAAAGTAAAATTATATCTAAATATACTGATTTTCCTAGCACAGACGTTGGATTTAAATCAGTAGAAGATGTAGTAACTGCAAGTGATAATTCTGCTTTATATGACAACCAAGGGAGTGCTCCAAATGTAAGTGCACCTGGTGCCGATAGATATCGAATTACACTTACTATCGCAGAACGTAATGAATTAACATCAAGTGATAATTTTATACATGTTGCAACAATAGTTAATGGCGCAATTTTTGAAAATGTTGATACAAATCAATCCTACAATATTCCAGCTGATATGATTGCGACTAGAATTAAAGAAAATTCTGGTGACTATGAAGTAAAACCTTTTACTGCTAAATTTGAACTGGATTCAGAAAATACACATTTGTTATTAAAAGTGAGTGATGGCACAGTAGTGATTGATGGATATAGATCTACTAGACCTTACCCTACTACAATAAGAGTAAAAAAACCAACTGCAACTTTAGAAATAAATAATGAACCAGTAAGTGCCGTTCTTGCACATCATGTAATTATAACACCATCAATAAACGCTGCAGGTCAGACTCAAGGTATTCCAAATATTGATACTATGGAAGAAATGAATTTAAGAAGTGCAGTTGATCATGGCGGTAGCACTATTGGTACAGGCCGTGTAAGAGCTCTTACAAAAAATGGATTAAGCATTAAAGCACATTTAACTGATATACAAATGAACAGCGGCCAAGCATTTCGTAATGTTAAAAGTATTGGTACAAGCTCTAGTAATTATTTTGACATTACTTTAGATAATTCAAAGGCTGTTGTCAAAGAACCTACTAATGATTATAGTTTTTTTGGATTACCTAAGAGCAGACCTTCTACTATAACAGATTTAATTTATACTGCACAAAGAAAGTTTTCAAATAAAAGTGCAGACGGTTCAGGTGTAGTTGGATTAGGATCAATATCTGGAAATCCAGGTGAAACTTATACGTCAACTTCAAATTTCATATTTGCAAAAGCAGATAGTGATATATCTACTATTTCACCGACAGTCAACCTTGCAGCAAATACGGCTACTTTTGGAACAGGTAATACAATAGTTAGTTCATCAAACATAGAGTATGCTGGATACGTTACAAAAACTCAAACAACGGCAAAAGAAAAAACATTAACAGATTTCGCTCTGTCGGCTGGTATGGAATCCGATGGTGCTGGGCTAAAATTCATTAATTTGAAAAGAGCTGACATTTTTAATGTACAAGAAATTGTTGATGCAGGAGATAGTGCTCACGACTTATCATCAAGATTTATAATTGATGATGGCCAAAGACCTTCAAGGTACGAACCCGGCAGATTAATTTTGAAAAATGGTGTTTCTGCGCCAACTGGAAATGTATCTATTAAATATAAGTTTTTAAATCCAAGTTCTAGTGGTGATTACTTTTCTGTGAATTCATATTCATCACAAGTAGAATATGACAAAATACCATCATTTAGAACTCCTGAAGGTAGAACAATCAATTTAAGAGATGTACTTGATTTTAGATCGGTTGCTGATTCAGCTGGAAACTTTGGAACTTCTGGTTCAACTATGATAGAGCTTCCTCAAAGTGGAACAACTATTACTGCAGATATTACATATAATCTTGCTCAGTCGGCAAAATTATCTATTGATAATAATTCTGCATTATCTTTAAATTTTGGTCCATCTGCATTTTATCCTATACCGCCATCAAGACAAGACGGAAAATTACCTTTATATGATATAAATTTGAACGCCAAAACTCTTAATGATTCTGACGTCGATATTAATAAAATTAACTTTAGAAGATTTACTATGAAAGACATTGGAAATCTTGAAAAAAGAATTGATAGATTAGAAGAATTTACTACTTTAAATTTGTTAGAAGTTGACACTAAAAATCTTGAAGTTTTAGACTCTGCTGGCAATAACAGAACAAAGGCTGGATTTTTTGTTGATGATTTTAAAGATCATAGATTTTCATCTATAAGTACACCTACACAACACAGAGCTTCAATTGACCTTATCGATAAGCAAATGAGAGCATTACAGCGAGAAGATACAATAAGAATGATTTATGATTCTGCTGCATCAACTGATACTGTATTAAGAGGTGACAATATATACATTGATTATGATGAAGTTTCTTTCATCGATCAATCTACTGCAAGTAAAGCCGTTCAAATAAATCCTTTTGCGGTTACAATTTACAATGGTAACATTACGCTATCTCCATCGACTGACGAATGGAGAGACACTGAAAGATTACCCGATAAAATTATACAAAAAGGATCACAAGTTTCACGTAGGCCCGCTTACTTATTTAATAACCATGTAAGTGGCTGGAGTGGATCTACTGGAAGACGAGCTCAACAATCAGTAGTAACAAATGATGCCATTTTAGAATTAGTTGATGACAGATTAATTAATACAACTCAATCAGCTTTTATGAGATCAAGAAAGATATTTTTTAAAGCTACAGGTTTAAGGCCTAATACTAGAGTATTTACTTTCTTAGATGGTATTAACATATCTGCTTTCACTAACGGTACAGACGGTGAAGGTGGATTTAGTTTTTATTCTAGTACATCAACAGATCCTGGCAATACTTTTAAAGGATTGACTGCACACCCTGATGGCGCTACAGCATTACTAGTAACAGATGACATGGGAACTGTTTCTGGTTCATTCGTAGTTCCAAATAATGATGCAATTCAAATTGCTACAGGAACTCGAGAATTTAAAATTTTAGACATCAGTGTAGATAACGATGCAGATGCAGGAAGCGTTTCATCAGCACCTTACACTGCAAAAGGGTATTTAGATACTAAGCAAGCTGAATACACATCAACAAGAATTGTATATATGCCATACTATTATAATGGCGGTGATGGCGGCGAACACAGTCACGGAATGGGCACAAGTATAGGTGATGCTACAAGCACTGGTAATGGCGGCTTTAGTAACAGTGTTAACGGAATTAATGGCCATGAAACAAGTTCGAATGATGATAATGATAATGGTATGGGAGGAGAAGACGTATGATTGAAAATATTAGACGAAACATATTCGTAGGAGAAATATAATATGGGACAAACGTCAACAGGATATAGAGTAGGTAAACAACCTATAGCACAATCGTTTTTTGTAAGAGAAGTGTCAGGTATTTACGTTACAAAAGTTGATCTATTTTTTGAAACTGCTGATGAAACTGCTCCAGTTTCTATAGAAATAAGACCAATGGTTAATGGAGTTCCATCATCAAGTTTTGTACTACCGGGCAGTGTTAAATCATTATCGGGAAGTACTTTTGCTGGAGGTAGTTCAGTTTCAGCTAATGCAACAACGGCCACACCTTTTACTTTAGATGAACCTTTATTTTTAAAAGGCGGTAATGAATATGCTTTAGTTGTTACTGCAGATTCGAAAGACTATCGAATTTATGTTGCAGAAATAAACGAATTTACTGTAGCATCTACAGAAAAAAGAGTGAATAAACAACCTACATTAGGTAGTTTATTTTATTCGCAAAATGGTAGAACGTTTACTCCTGATCAGAATCAAGACTTAACATTTAGAATGCACCGAGCAAAATTTAAAAAGAATAGTGCTAAAGCTATACTTAAAAATGCTTCTGTGCCTAAACACCTTTTGCAACCTAATCCTATTTCTGTTGATAGTGGATCGAATGTGGTCACAGTGTTTCATCCTCATCATGGCTTGCAAGTAGCGCAAGGTGTTACGCTTTCAGGAGTTGATTCAGTGGGTGTTGGAGGTATATCTGCAGCTACGTTAAACAAAAAATATAATATAACATCTATAGATTTTACTGGTTATAAATTTACTGCAGATTCTTCTGCAACTGCAAGTATTAGAGCTGGCGGATCACTTATTCAATCTACAAAGAATATAAGCTATAACACTGTATTTCCTAATATACAAACAAACATTCCAGTAGGAACAGACATACAAGCTGCAATAAAAACAACCACTAGTAGATCATACGCACAAAAAGAAGAAAATGAATTTCAAAAAGAAGGTTCGTTCAGCAGTGTACCTTTACTTGAAAATAGTTCATTTGAAAATTTAAAATTAGTAGCAAATGATAGTGCTGAAACAAATCAAATAGGCCAAGTTGGTGTTCAAGTAAAGTCATTAGAAATGGAAATTACTATGCTTGGAGATTCAGATAGAGCTCCAATGATCGATATGCAAAGATCATCTGTCGGATTAATATCAAATGTTATTGATAAGCAAGCATCATCTGCAACAGATAATTTTAATGTTCCTCTTAATTTTGTTGATGAAACTGCAAAAACAGAAGGAAGCTCGGCATCTAAGCATTTAGCTCGAGAAGTTGTACTTGAAGAAGCGGCAGTAGGATTAAAAATTCTAATTGATGCTAATAGGCCAGTGGCTACTGATTTCCAAGTTTATGTAAGAACATGTGATATTGATGATTTGCTTGAAGAAGAAGATTTTGTTTTAGTTCCTCAAGAAGCTGATATACCTGCAGACGATAATGTAAATGTTTTTAGACAATACACATACTTATATGGTGGATTAGGCGGAGATATTTTAGATTTTAAAAAGTATCAAGTAAAAGTTGTACTAAGAAGTACCAATCAAGCTTTTTCACCAGTTCTTGATAATTTAAGAGTTATTGCTTTGAGTACATAATGAATTACATTAAAGTAAAAGGACACAGTAACTTAGCAAGAAATGGATCTTATGGAAGTATAGTGAATATAAATAAAGAAGAGATACAAGCCGCTAGAAAAAGAAAGCTTGAAAGAAAACAAAAAGAAAAAGATTTTGAAGATTTAAAAAACGATGTTACTGAAATGAAATCTATGTTACAAAAATTAATAGAGGGAAAAGATGGCAGTCACTGAAATATTATTATCGGATCCAATAACTACTCTAGTTACTAAGACAAATACAGTATCTAGTGATTTAGGTGACAAAGCAGCCTTAACCACTACAGATAAATCTAGTTTAGTTGCAGCATTAAATGAGATCAATACTCAAGTAAATAAAGTTGATTCAGCTGATGTTATAAGTTTAATTCAATCTAACGCTATGGACTCAGCTGAAGTGCTTGCTTTAATCAGAGGAGATTCTGGTGAAACAAGTATCATGTCTAATTTTATAAAAGACAGTGCAAATGGAATTGGCTTTGATTCCAGTCAAGGTAGATTTTTTATTCCGTCAAACACTGTTAATGCTTCTATGATTGAGCCGAATGCAGTAACTGAAGCAAAAATGGCGGATGATGCTATAAGTTCGGTAGAATTAAAAAGTTTATCAACTCTCTTAATAAAGGATTCATCAGGTAGTACACTAAAGACGATACACGGCGCAGGGGTCTAATATCATGGCAGTAAGAAGGCCACTATATAATGATGGAGGGAATCTCAGAGAGATGACCGCAGCCATGATTACTCAAATAGTAAATAGATGCATATATGTGTATGGCGGCAATCCAAGTGTTACATTAAGTGTAGTTTCAAATAATGGTTTTTTGAATGCATTAACAGATACGCGAATGAAGTCAGGTCAAGCCAGAGGCAGTACAACAGCAAATCCGGCTGAGAGTACAACTCCGGAACCAGAACAAGTGACTCCAATTACCTTTGATAAAATCGATCAAACTGTTGCGTCAGTAAGTACACCGAGTGACACTAATAATAAATTATATCCAGTATACTATGACGGAAGTGGTACAATTCAAGCTATGACTGCTACAGATGTTTTTGATACTTTTATCACCAATGCCATAGGATTGCTTATAGACGGCAACACTAGACCTGGCACGTTTAAAGTTGCAAGTTCAGGCACAAACGCAACAGCCAGTACACAGTCTGATCATACTGAAGTGTCAGATACTCCAATCTATCAAGACACTAAAGCAGATCTTTCAGAATTTACTACTGGCAATATCGGTGCGTCTGGATCATATCAAGATCATCCAGAGACACACGCTTTTTTTCACTTATATAAAGGTGATCAAGGATCTGCACCTTCATTTACACAGCCATTCCAAGTAAATAGTGGTAATGATTTACAAGCATATCCTGTAACAAATTTTGATGCAATGTTGTTAGCAGAAATAAGGCACCATACTGCAAATACTGTAGGATCGAGAATACGTTATGGGATTCACGGAACGGGAGAAGCATCAGGGATATCTGCTACTGGTGGTAGTAAAGGCACCATGCCTGATACAAGACTAACTAGTGTTACCGGTAACCATCAAGTGACTGGTGCACTTTCTGCAGATGATTATAGAGCACAGGAATTTCCAAATGGTACAGAATCTACAGTGAGTACGTATACTTTAAAAATAAATAGGAGTTAATTATGGCAATCCCAGAACATAAATTTTTATCAGCACATTTTACTGATAATGCCAGAACCACTGTTGAAGTGACATGGGAAGGGCCTAATGATGAAACACGAGTAGAACATATTATGGCCGAAGAAGACAACGTTCATTGGCAAAATTTGTTGAAGCATATTGATATTGATGCCTTACACGAAGCTACTTATAAGCATATTAAAGATAAAAACGATGCTCTTGAAGATACTATTATATCAATTGCTAAAGAACGTGGTATGATCTATGACATTAATGATATAGGCACTGACGTTTATAAAGCACTAGCTCAAGTTGTGTTTGGTGAATTTGATCCTGAAAAAGATAAAGAAAAATTATTTATGTTCAAGTTACAATTATTTGAAATGGATGGAATAAAAAAATCAACAAACAGGACAAAGAAAAAGAATCTAAGACAAGCTAAAACAATGATTGAAGCAATGAAAGTAGCAATAAGTATAGCTGATTTATAATATAGTATTTAATCTTAATGATTCAGGATTTGCTATACGACTAGTACAATGCTTTATGCAATTTCTAACTGTATTATCTAATTCTAATACGTATGGCAATTTTTGCCACCAACCATTACTTAATATATCTTTTAATTCTGTGTCATATATATTATTATTATAATTATAATATTCTTTTATAAATTCATGATGATTTTTCCACTTCTCGCCTTGCATTACTGCAGAATTTCCAAAATAGCAACAAGGCCAAACATTTCCATCAAAATTTATCTGTAAAGCATTAGTTAAAGACCAACCGCAAGTAGGTTTATTAGTTAATTCTGCACTTAAATTTCTAGCATTTAAAGCTCCATCTTTTTTAAAATTAGCTAGCCATTCATTTGTAACTTTATGCAATTGTAATTTATTATTATTTTCATCGTAAAAATTATAAGTATTTTTATTTTCGCTTTGGTCATTGATAAATCTATCACTTACAACTGAAGTGTGTTTTTCTGAACCATATTCTTTACAAAGATCAGCAATTTGTTTTAAATGTTCTTGATTATGTTTAAATACTACAGTTTGTGTTGATACGTCAATCGCATCTTCAAATTCAGAACATATCTTAATATGGTTTAATACTTTTTGTAAATTAGTATTTCTTCTATATAATCCATGCATTTCTTGATCAATGCCGTCTACTGCAAATACTATTTTTAATCTTTTCCTAGGAAATAATCTAGATTTATATTTCATAGATAAAGCACAAAGATTCCACCAATATTCTTCATCTCTCATACTTCCATTAGTGTTTATAACAACAGTAATCCATTTATTAGTACTTAAAAAATATTCTACTATTTCAAGTGCGTGTGGATGCATCATATGATCGCCCCAAGTTGGACAAAGTTGTATTTGTCCTATAGTATTTAAACTTTTTTCGTTGAATGTTTTTTTAATTTTTTCGAATGAAACGTGTATTAAAGGCAAGGATTTTAGTGTTTTACCTGCAAATTCTAATTTAGAATTTTCTTTTGAGTTAATTCTTGAACATTGCGGGCACTTAGCATTGCAAAATGTAGTTGTGTCTAGTACAATTGTATACGGCGGCTTCCATTTTTTAAATCTGCTTGAGTCCGGGTATTGTTTCATGAAAATCCTTATTTACTTGATGTATTAAATGAGCAGCTGGAGTAAAAGACTGTACTAAATCGTCTAATATATAGTTCCACTGTATTCCTATATTATTATATTTAATATTATATTTTTCTAATAGAAAAGAAAAATATATTTCATTATTTTTGATCCATCCTTTAGAATATTCTTCTGGATACAAGCTATCTTTTTTAGCTTCTTTTAGTGTTTTATTCATTAATTTTATATTTTTAGAATATGATAAAGCTTCGGCTGCTTTTTTATTTCCAGCTATAACTCCGGTATTACATATTTTTTGATTTCCTACTATATCATGTAAAAGCAACATAGCGTTTTTAGCACAAACCTTCGAATGTCTGTTCATATGATTCATAATTTTTTTTTCTTTAAAAAAATATTTTATTTGGTTCCTTGTTCTTGCATTATTAATATCTATAAGATAATCGTATATGCAAATATTGTCAAATGAAAATTCTTCAAATATGTTTTTTTTAGTTATTGGTATTATATCGAGATCGAAATAAACCACTTGATCATAAAAATTAGTTAAATCTTCAAATTTTAAAATTTTATCAAATTGAACATTTGTATAATCTGTAGATACTGGAGTAAATAACTCATAATCAGCACCGTGTTTAAACGCATAATCTTTTTGTATTTTTATTAAAGTATCTTTATACTTATTAAAAGATTCTTTTTTATAATCATTAACAGAAGTATGTGCAACAGTTAAATCTGACCATATACTATAAATTATTTTTTTTGACATATTCTTCTACATATTTAAAATTTTTGTTAATTATATGAACCATTTTAGTTTTTTTAGGAATATGATGTTTGGTGCGAGAAAAAGTAAAATGCCATTCGTCATTTAAATTTATTAAATTTATATTATTACTTTTCATCTTATAACTAAATAATGTTTCATTATCATAGCCAAATGTTTTTTGTATATAGTTTGGCCACATCGAGTGTTTATCATTTTTTATATTATTCATAAATTTCAATGTTTTGTCGAAATCTTTAAAATATTTTAGTTTTTGTAAATGACATTTATTAGCTAGTATTATTCCAGTATTGTATACATCGTTATCTCCATTTAAATCATTTTCAATTAACATAGCTTTGCAATTCCAATATTTCGCAAAGGGAGATCTTTCAGAAAAATGCATACTCCCTGTTTTTAAAAAATAAGCTTCTTGATGATTTTTACTAAAGTAAGAACCTGGAGTTCCTTCGTGATTAATCTTACATGCGATGCCCTTTGTTAAATCAATATTATTAAAAATATTATCACTTGTTAAAGGTACAACATCAAAATCTAAATATAAAATTTCATCATACTTTTCACATAAATCATACATAAGTTGTATTTTATAAAAATTTACAATATTATATTTAGATACATATGGATAATTTGTTTCAAATTGGGTTTTATAAGATTTCCATCTATTATTATTTTCATATAAAATGTAATCAACATTATTTGTTTTAGCATATTCGATTTGTTTATTTTTTAAAAAAGAATAATAAGTCTTAAATTTATTCTTATTTCTTATATTTTTATTTAAATCCATATTTACTTCAAAATCTTTTTCATCAAAATCTATGTATATACTAAAGATTACTCTCATTTTCCAATCACCATAAACCTATCATATTCATCTTTGTATCTTTTAGTACTAGAATACATTATGTTGTTTAAAGGCAAGCTATCCAAAAAATCTTGTAAATTGTCTTTACAGTTAATGTGACTGTTTATTTCATAATAATTATTTGACTGTAAACAAACTAACATATCTTCATGTTTTTGTTTTAAAGTGAAAGCCAACTCTTCATCATTTATATGCTCACACGCAGTACATACTAGTATTTTATTTCCGTAATTAAGTTCATTAAATATTTCCATACCATCTGCATGTTTAAATATTATATTATCATGAACTTTTAGTTTTTTAGCTATCTTATTACACATATCATCTAATTCAATATTAATTATTTTACCTTTAAAACCAGATTCTGCTAACATATGAGAAAACAATCCATACCAGCTTCCAATTACTAAACATTCTTCATGAGTAATATCAATCAGCTTATTAAGTTCTTGCACCGCCCACTGTTTATTGAAAATTTGTCCTTCACTAAAAGAATCTAAAACATCTTTTATTCTAAATAGATCAAATTCTTCTTGTACTGCAGATTTTTTATATAAAAAAGATAAAGTATTAAATGTATTTCTGTAAAGCAATGGTGTTATATATTCCATCGTCAAAGCTTCTCCATTCTATTTCTTCATGCCAAAAAAATCTATCGATTCCTTTATATTTTCGAGTATTATAATCTATGTTCTTACTAAAAATATCCCAAATGTATGAATTTTTTCGTGAAGTCCAAGTTAATATCGAACTATTAAGTTCAGTGTCATAAGAGTGTTTTCTAAAAAACTTATCTTTTTTCCATGGATCTTTCATAAACGTAGGATAATTCCAATCTATATTGTTTATATATGGGAATGGATCGGAAAGTATTTTAATATCTATATCAAACAAAATGCATTTACCTTCTAACTCAAAGTCTTCTCTAAATACATGCATTTTATTCCACCACCTCATTAAATTTGGTTTTTTTGGAATATCAATACAATCTATAATTACGTCTGTTTTATCTTCTGTAAAACAGTAAAATTTTGCAGATGTATATGGACTAAGAGCGATATAGATTTTATTTACGTCATCGGCATTATATTTTGTGCCGTGCTTTAATAATATAATATTCATAAAATTATTTATAACACTTATAAAACTTAATTTGTATAAATAGTTCTAATGGCAGGGGCGTGAAGGCGCGTCCGACAAAGAAACTACGGAAGGTATTTCATGGCCCAATACGAAGAATTATCAATTGATCAAGGTGCTGACGTTACTATAGAACTACATTTAGTAGATAAAAACGATACAGCTAAAAATCTCACAGGACACACATTAACAGCAAAGCTTAAAAAGAATTACAATAGCGGTGATTCTGATACGACAACTTTTACTTCTATTATTTCTAGTGTTACTGGAGGAATAGCATCAATAAGTTTAACTAATGCTCAAACTGATGCATTAAAACCCGGTCGATATGTTTATGATGCTGAGCTTGCATTCAACGATAGTGGTGGTGATACAATTAGAGAAAGAATCATTGAGGGCCGTATACAAGTAACACCTTCAGTTACAAAGTGAGGTAAAGATGGCCAACAAGGTTACTACTACTGGACAAACTACGTTCACAGCTAAAGTAAGGACTACTGGACAAACTACTTTTGTAAAAAAGATAGTGATAGGCACTCCTGTTCGAAGTGTTGTACAACAAGGGTTACAATTTAAATCTTTATCTGATACACAAATTGTTAATGCATCTAATAATCAGATCATAGCATTTGATTCTGCACTACAAAAATTTGTAAATAGAGATAGCGCTACTTTAGTAAACCTGCATAGTGATGTAATTTCAAGAACATCAACTGTTGATTCTGGTGTTTATGGAAGTGCATCACAAGTACCAATTCTTACTGTAAACCAATCTGGGTTTATTGATTCAATTGGAACGACTCTTGTTGCTGGTGTAACAAGTACGGCATATGATTCAACCTCTGGAATCTTTACCATTAATACTGCTGATGGACAATCGTTCCCAACAACATTACACGATTCTGATGATCGTACTATAGCATTTCAGTCTGCAATAAGTGCAGGAACTGGTCTAAAATATTCTGGTGGCGGTGTCTTCAGCTTAGTAGCTAGTAAGGGCATCATAGCTAATACTGATGATATTCAAGTTGATTCAGCTAATATTAGAGTAATAATTGATAGTGCACTAACAGGAATATCAGTTACTGCTGGAGCTGGTTTGACTGGAGGTGGAACAATAAATTCTACCAAAACTATTGATGTAGTAGGTGGTAAAGGTATAGTTACTAATGCCAATGATATTCAAGTTGATTCAGCTAATATTAGAGTAATAATTGATAGTGCACTAACAGGAATATCAGTTACTGCCGGTACTGGATTAACTGGTGGTGGAACAATAAATTCTACTAAAACTGTTGATGTAGTAGGTGGTAAAGGTATAATTGCTAATACTGATGATATTCAAGTTGATTCATCTAATATCAGAGTGATGATTGATAGCGCAGTTACAAAATCATATATTGATGCATTAAATGTTGATGCAGACACTCTTGATAATTTAAATAGTACACAATTTTTACGAAGTGATGCCAATGATACTGCATCTGGTTCAATTACAGTCAACAGTACAATTACTAGTGCAACTGCTAGTGGTGGTAGATTAAAATTGCAAAATAGTAATGGTGATATAAGTTTTGGAGCTACAATTGGTTTGATAGAATTTCAGGCTCCAAATGACGCTAGTGGAGGGCCTGCTGATGATGTAACTGCAAAAATCGAAGTAGAAGCATCTAGTCAATATAACAGTGTTAATGCAGATACTCAGTTTGCTATTTCATTAATGGATGGATCGACTTTTGCTGAAAAACTTAGACTTTACGAAGACGGCGATCTTAGAATTAAAGGGAAGTTTGAATTAGATAACTCTGCTAATGGTTATATTACAACATTTACTCCTACTACTGATAGAAAAGGTGTAACAATTAATGGTCAAGTAAATGCTGATTCTGCAACTATTACTGGCGATATCTCTGCGGCGACATTTACTGGATCTGGTGCATCATTAACAAATCTTCCAGCTGGCCAATTAACTGGAACTATTGATTCAGCAAGAATACCAACTTTATTAATTGCTGATTTAGGCAATGCTAATACTTCCCAAGTACCTGAAGTAACTAACTTATATTATACAAAAGCGAGAGTTGATTCTGACTTTGATATGAATCTTGATTCTGCTTCAACAAATAAACTTAGTGAAGGTTCTAATAACTTATATTACACAACTGCAAGAGCTGATAGTGATGCTAAAGCATCATTACTAGGAGGAACTGGTGTTACCTACGATTCTGGTTCTGGTGTTATATCAATTGGACAATCAGTAGGAACTAGTGACAATGTAACATTTAATTCAGTAAGAGGTCCTGCGAATTTTGTCATTGATCCTGCGGCTGTAGGCGACAATACAGGTACTGTTCAAATACTTGGTAACTTACAAGTTGAAGGCACACAAACAACTATTAATTCTACTACTGTAAGTATTAATGATAAGAACATAGTACTTGCTGACTCTGCCGCAAATGCTGCTGCTGCTGACGGTGCAGGTATTACTATTAATGGAGCAGGTGCCTCATTAACATACGCTGCATCAGGCGATAAATTTGTATTTAACAAACCATTTCAAGGTCAGTATCTTGACTTTGACTCGAACTTTGACTCTGCATTAGGAACTAAGTCAACAAATAACTTAAGTGAAGGTAGTAATCTATATTATACTAATGAAAGAGTTGATGATCGACTAAATGACTTGGTAGTAGGTGGAACAAATATAACAGTTACTTACAATGATAGCGACAACACGTTAAGAATTGATGGAGTAGCAGGTGCCTCAGGGTTTAACCTCTCTGCAAACGACACAGACGATCTTAGCGAAGGTTCAAGTAACTTATACTTTACAAATGCTAGAGTTCAAGCATTAAGCATTGATTCTGCAGAAGCAATAGCGCTTATTGACTCTGATTACGTGATTGCAAGAACTCCGGCGAGTACAGATTCTGCAACTACGCAAGTAATGATTGACTCAAACTTTTCTAATATATTAAATGCTGATTTTGCTGATAATAAAGTTTTAACATTTGGAAATGATAGCGATTTAAAAATATTCCATACTAATATATATAGTGCACCACACAGCATAATTCAAGGCGGTTTGAGCCGAACTTGGATAACAACAAGTAATAAGCTTGAAATTGCTAAAACTGGCACCCAATATGGTGGCGGTGAGTATATGGCAAGATTTATTGCTGATGGAGCAGTAGAACTTCGCTATAACAATTCTGCAAAATTTGCAACAACTACATACGGTACTACTGTAACAGGTACAATCGATGCTGATTCTGCAACTATATCTGGTGGTCTTCTTCAAGTTGGAGGTCCTTCAGCAGATTCCGCGTTTAGTATTATTTCAACTGATGGAAACACATCTTTAATAAATGGAGGAAAAGGTCACCTTTTTATTTCAAATGGTGCAAATAATACACAATCCAGCAGTCTAAATAACATTTATATAAGACCAAAGCATAATGAAAATTCTATAATTGCTCAACAAGATGGTGCCGTTTTCTTATATAATAATAACGTTCTAAAAGCACAAACAAGTTCTGGCGGTTTTAATATCACAGGAACTGCCACCGCAACTACATTTAGCGGATCTGGAGCATCATTAACAAATCTTCCAGCTGGCCAATTAACTGGAACTATTGACTCTGCTAGAATACCAGTACTTAATGCAGTTGATATTACTGGAGGAATATTAGATTCAGCTAGAATACCAGTACTTAATGCAGTTGATATTACTGGAGGAATATTAGATTCAGCTAGA